ATGCATATGATCAAAAGATGCAGATGAAAAGGGAGAACATTGCAGAAAGAGGTATCTGGACTGCAAAGAAGAGATACATTCTTAATGTATGGGACTCTGAAGGGGTTAGGTATTCTGAACCTAAACTCAAGATCATGGGAATTGAGGCAGTTAAATCATCCACTCCAGCACCATGCAGGCAGATGATTAAGGATGCTCTTAAGATTATTATGACTAAGACTGAGGATGATCTTATTGATTATATTGATAAGTCTAGAAAAAAATTCTATTCTCTTCCTCCAGAAGAAATTGCTTTCCCAAGGACTGCTAACAATATTAGTAAGTATAAGTCTCACCATAGCATCTATGAGAAGGGTTGTCCTATACATGTAAGGGGAGTCTTGTTATATAATTACTATATCAAAAAGAATAATCTGGATAACAAATATCCAAAAATTAATAATGGAGAAAAGGTTAAATTCTGTTACCTGAAGAAAGCAAATCCAATTAGAGAAAATGTCTTATCTTTCATTCAACAATTTCCAAAAGAACTTAATTTAGGAAAGTATGTAGACTATGAACTTCAGTTTGAAAAGAGTTTCATTGATCCATTAAAAACAATTCTGCAATGTATTGGTTGGAGAATTGAAAAAACGAATACTATAGAATCGTTATTTTTATGATAACAATTACATTTACTGAGTCTGAAATTAAGAATCTTATGAAATGTTTGAATAATAGCAATCATAAAACATTGCACGATAAGATCTGGACAATTTATTTTTCTACAAAAAAAATTATATCAAACGAGGATAAAAATGGACTTTCTTAAAGATATTGTAAAAGAAATTGGTGGTGAGTATACACAACTTGCTGCTGACATTGATGAGACGGAGACTTATGTTGATACGGGTTCATACATTTTTAATGCACTGGTTTCAGGTAGCATATTTGGTGGTGTATCTGGGAATAAAATTACTGCTATTGCTGGAGAGTCTTCTACTGGAAAGACTTTTTTCTCTCTCGCAGTGGTTAAGAATTTTCTTGATACTAATCCCGATGGTTACTGTCTCTACTTTGACACTGAGGCTGCTGTTACCAAATCTCTATTAGAAAGTAGGGGTCTTGATACTAATAGAATTGTAGTTGTAAATGTTGTCACTATCGAAGAGTTTAGATCTAAGGCATTGAAGGCAGTGGATCTTTATCTGAAGAGAAAGGAAGACGAACGCAAACCCTGTATGTTTGTGTTAGATTCTCTAGGTATGCTTTCTACTGAAAAGGAAATTGATGATGCTCTAAATGAAAAGCAAGTTAGAGATATGACAAAATCCCAATTGGTTAAGGGTGCATTTAGAATGCTAACTCTTAAACTTGGGCAAGCAAAGATTCCTATGATTGTTACTAATCACACATACGATGTTGTTGGTTCGTATGTTCCAATGAAAGAAATGAGTGGTGGATCTGGATTAAAATATGCAGCATCTACAATTGTATATCTTTCCAAAAAGAAAGAAAAAGATGGAACAGAAATCGTTGGCAATATCATTAAATGTAAAACTCATAAATCTAGATTGAGTAAAGAAAATAAAGATGTTGAAGTTCGTCTGTATTATGATGATCGTGGACTTGATAAGTACTATGGTCTTCTTGACCTTGCCGAAAAACATGGTATATTTAAGAAGGTAGGAACAAGGTATGAAGTTGGGGATGGAACCACACAATTTGGAAAAACTATTAATGAGAATCCAGAAAAATATTTCACCCAAGAAGTAATGCAGGCATTGGACGAAGCAGCAAACAAAGAATTTTCTTATGGAGGTTAATGGAAAAAGTTGAAACTACAATTCTGAGAAATTTAATTTTTAATAATGATTATTGTAGAAAGGTATTACCATTTTTAAAAAATGATTACTTCGAAAACCTTCATGAAAAAGTAGTCTTTGAAGAGATTTGTAAATTCATTCTTAATTATGATAATCTTGCAACAAAAGAAGTTCTTTTAATCGAAACTGAAAAGAGAACAGATATCACAGAAGACACATATAAAACAATCTGTGACTATGTTTCATCACTCGATGATTCTTCTGCAGATGATCAATGGTTGATTGATACTACAGAAAAATGGTGCCGAGATAGAGCAATCTATCTGGCACTTATGGAAAGCATCAAAATTGCTGACGGACAAGATGAAAAGAAGTCTAGAGATGCTATCCCATCTATTCTCCAGCAAGCACTTGCCGTAAGTTTTGATGATCACATTGGACACGATTATTTACAAGATTACTTAGAAAGATATGAATCTTATCACAGAAAAGAAGACAAGATCCCCTTTGACCTTGAATACTTCAACAAGATTACAAAAGGTGGTTTACCTAACAAGACTCTCAATGTCGCTCTTGCTGGTACAGGTGTCGGGAAAAGTCTATTCATGTGCCACATGGCTAGCTCCGTCCTCTTGCAAGGACGCAATGTTCTCTACATTACACTTGAAATGGCAGAGGACAGGATTGCTGAAAGAATTGATGCGAACCTCCTGAATGTAAACATTAAAGATATTGTTGACCTATCAAAAACTATGTTTGAAACTAAGGTAAATAACCTTAGTAAGAAGACTCAAGGTAAATTAATCATTAAAGAATACCCGACTGCTTCTGCTCATACTGGTCACTTCAGGGCATTGCTCAATGAACTTATTCTCAAAAAGTCATTTAGACCTGATATTATTTTCATTGATTACCTTAACATTTGTGCTTCCTCTAGGCATAAAGCAAATAGTTCTGTCAATTCTTATTCGTACATTAAGTCAATTGCAGAAGAGTTACGTGGATTGGCAGTGGAATTCAATCTTCCCATTGTCTCTGCTACCCAGACCACTAGGAGTGGTTATGGAAACTCTGATGTTGAACTTACTGATACTAGTGAGTCCTTTGGTCTCCCTGCTACTGCTGATCTTATGTTTGCCCTTATTAGCACAGAAGAGTTGGAACAGTTGGGCCAAATTATGGTAAAACAATTGAAGAATCGTTATAATGATCCAACAATGAATAAAAGATTTGTTGTCGGAATTGATCGTGCTAAGATGCGATTATATGATTGTGAGCAAAGTGCTCAACAAGGAATACTTGACTCTGGACAAGAGGAAGAGTATGATTATGACGAAGATACAAAAAAACAAAACAAATTTTCTGGATTTAAATTTTCATGACGCAACGTATTGACTTTGGTAAATATCAAAACTTTGTAGATGCTGTAACTTCTGATGCATCCAAAGATTTTGTAGCACTTGCTGATAGATTGGTTTCTCTAGATGAAAAGGGTGCAAATATTGAACGACTTCTAACATCTGCAGTTGGTATTAATGCTGAAGGTGGAGAGTTTATGGAGATCGTAAAGAAAATGGTATTCCAGGGAAAATCTTGGAACGATGAAACTAGAACACACCTAATTAAAGAACTTGGTGATACTCTATGGTATGTTGCCCAAGCATGTATTGCCCTTGAAGTATCTTTTGATGAAGTAGTTCAGACTAATATTGATAAATTGATGAAACGATATCCTGATGGGTTTTTTGATGTTTATTATTCAGAAAACCGAGAAGAAGGGGATATTTGATGTTGATCCCGTTTCTAAATAAAGGAAACGGGATTTTTTAATGGGATTTAATAAGGGACAATTATACGAGCAAAGTTTGTTTAAACTTCTTAAACAAAATGGTAAAGTTCCATCTGATATTGTAAAAGTAGAACAAATTTTGGGACAAGATGTAACTGTAGAAAATCAATTCGGAAGATCTGGGATTGAAATTAAATTAAATGGCAATGCTGCTTTTGGATCTGGAACATTGAAGTTTGACAACTCCAAAAAGGATTTTCCTTGGAAGTTGACTGAATCCAATCAATTGGATGACGACAACACTTCAAAAGAAATTATGAGAAGTATTGCTAGGAAATATAGATTGGATGAAGTCGTAAATAAAAAATGGTATAAAGATAATCAAAATTATTATCCATTATATTTGGAGGAAGAAAAATATAACCCCCTTCCTAACATACTTAAAATACCAAAATCCAAAAGGGGAAAACGTGATGCTGAAGCACTATCTGATATTCGAATAAAATGCAAATCTTCTGATATTATAGATTACTATACCTCAAAAGGATCACATTATATTCAGGTTGGAGATAAAGGTTTATATTGGTTTGGTAAGGAAGATCCTTTAAACATTGCGAGTAATTTAGATACATTTGCCCCAACCGAAACATATCTAAGGGTTAGAGTGCAACCAAAGGGAGGTGAAAAATATAATTTTTCTTATGGATTATACATAAAGGGATTATCTTCCACTAGTCAAGATTTGATGAGGAATCCAAATATTATATGAAACAGTTATTCTCAGAACTCATACAAATATACAAATCTAAAGTAAGAATTAAACAACTTAAGAGAAAGACAATAGAAAATTTCTCTAGATTTTTTATATCTTTCATTAAGTCAAATGAAGACCCAAAAGATAAGAAAGATAAATACTTATACTTGAAGAACGCAGGTCTCAAATATATTCTTGATAATCAAGACCTTATATATTCAAAAATTAATAAATGAAAACATTCTTACAATTCATCAAAGAGGCAGTAGAAACCTCAGCTTCATCACAAGCAAAGAGGATGGGATTGACTGGGGATGGTCATGGAGATTGGTATGATGCCAAAGGAAAACTTATTGCCAAAACGGTAAAGGGACAACTTAAAGTCTTTAGTGGAAAGGCATCTCAAAAGAAAGAATCTGATAATTCCCAGAGACAAGAACCTGCTAATATTAAAGGATCCCCACAGAAAGCATATAAAGGTGGAAAGGTTAGATTAGGAAAAACTCCACAGACTCCAACACAAAGATCTTCTTCATCTGCTTCTTCAGCAGCAGCAACATCTGCACAAGCACAACCACAACAAAGTATCAGAGATGATATTGTAACAGTTGCTTTTGGTAAGTTTAATCCTCCAACAAAGGGGCATGAAAATCTACTAAAAGCAATGTCTCAAATTTCTGCTGGTGGAAATTATTATATTTTCCCAAGTAGAACTCAGGATAAAAAGAGAAATCCATTAGATCCAGAATTAAAAATTGAATACATGAGGGAAATGTTCCCAGACTATGCTGATAGAATTATTGATAGTGATGAATTTAAAACTATCTTTGATGCCCTAACATTTTTAAATCAGGAAGGATATACTTCAGTCAATGTTGTATGTGGTGAGGAGAGAGTTGCTGAAGTTGATAGTTTAACTGCAAAAGCAAATGGTGAGGCATATCAATTCCAATCTATTAATGTAATATCATCTGGACCTAAGGATCCAGATTCTGAAAGTGAATCTTCATCAGTTGCAAGGAAGGCAGCAGCAGATGGGGATTATATGACATTCAAAAAGACTATGCCTACTAATGTAGATGAATCTATAATTAAGCAACTTTTTATGGATATAAGAGGTGCAATGAATATTAAAGAGGACTATAATCTTTGGGAAATTTCTCCAGATCTAGATTGGAAAGGTCTTAGAGAAAATTATGTAACTAATAAGATATTTAAAGTTGGAACTTTAGTTGAAAATTGTAATACTGGACTTCGTGGAAATATTATTAGATCTGGAACAAATCATTTAATTTGTGTCACTGATACTGGTATAATGTTTAAATCTTGGGTAAAAGATGTTTGTGAAGTTTATTAGGAAATAAATAAAAGAAGGAAAAAATCTAAGTAAATCGATGACTAACATTTGGGCAGATACTTTTAAAGATATCAGAGAACCATTCTTTGAAATTGAAGATCCTTATACCATTTCTGAAGAGAAGAAAGAAATGGAAGAGAAAGGTGAGAAAAAGCACAAAGAAGGTAAGGCAGAAGAAGAATCTGAAGATGCTGGAGAAAAGTTTGAAGGGAAGTACAAAAAGTCTGGCAAAAAGTCAAAAGATTATGATAAAGATGGTGAAGTAGAAGATGAGTCTGATGAGTATGCTGGAGTAAAGGATCGTGCAATTAAAAAGGCAATGAAAGAAGAGAGAGATCTCTACAGCAAAAAAAATAAAAATACAAAACTTGATGTTAAATCTGGCATCAAAAATCAAATTAATACTAAACCAACCGTTTCTGAAGAATTAGAAGAATGGGTAGATGACCTCATTGAAGAGGGTTATGACTTCTCAGAATGGACTTGGGATGAACTTGCAGAAGCATATGACAGACTTCCTTATGGTGAAATGAGTGAAGAACTTGCTGAATGGGTATTTGATCTAGTTTGTGAGGGATATGATCTCTCTGGATTTACCTGTGATAAAATGCAAGAAATTTATGAGGCAAATTCAACTGAGATCCCTCCAAGAGGAGATTATGAAAAGAAAGTAGTAGATTCAAACTCTGCTGCAAAAAGAACAGCACAAATGCAAATTCGCAAAGAACTTGCAGATGTTCAACTTGCAAAAGCAAAATCTGCACAAAATCAATCAACAAATGAATCCGTCATTACATATCTCAATAATAGATATGAAATTTTTGATTGATTCAAAATAAATAATATTGATTTTTTGAAAGGTTGATCATGTCAATTTTAATTTCTATTGTAAGACCAATTCTTGTTAAAACTATGAATTCATGTCAAGTTAAAAAACTTGTATGTGATCTTATTGATAAGTATGCTGGCACTACAGATAATGATGTTGATAATTTTATTGCAAATATGGTTAGAAATGCATTATTGAAAGAGTGTGCTTGATTAAATTTAAAAAATAAATCTATTTTCGGGGAGATCAGTTAGGTCTCCCCTTTTTATAAATAACTTAAGAAGAAAAAATTCGTTCAGGTAAAACACATGGCTCTTTGGGGAAAAGCAGATAGTATTTACTCAACTGGCACAGTTACAGTTAATTATTCTAATAAGACAATTACTGGATCTGGTACTTCATTTTTAGCTGCCACTGTTGGAAGTGTAATCACCATTGGTGCTGGTGGAACTTTTGGTCAGGCTGTTATTTCGGGAATTAGTTCACAAACTCAAATTTCAATTGCAACCACTCAATATCTGAGTGGTGCTGCTATTTCTGGTGTTGCATACACCATGTCACAGAAACCAGTATATACTTTAGAAGATACTAATTATAATATTAGACAATCTACTTCAACTGGATTGACTAATTTCATTGAAGGTGTTGATCAGTATGAGGCAGCAGCATTAACTGCAACTGGTTCTAATTATTCTGTTGCACATGCTGGTTGGGTTGGGGTTCACACCTATACTGATATGCATGGCAATCTGAGAGTTAAATCAGAAACTCTTGTTGCAATGTCTGGTATTAGTTCTAATACATCACCAACATACGGTGTATTTGGTGATGCTGAGGATGATGCAACTCTACCAGATAGATTCATTACAATTGCTGGAGTAACTGCTTCTCCATCAGCAGCAGTTGGTGTTGGAACTACAGTAACCTTGACAGTATCTGCAACCGCAACTCCTTCGGATTCTCTAAGTTATCAGTGGCAGAAGTCTACTACTGCTAATGGAACATCTTATACATCTATTGGTGGAGCAACCACTGCTGCTGTAAGTATTGCTAATACCGACACTTCAAATAATAACTATAAGTATCGTGTTATTGTAACATCTTCTGGTGGAGCAACTGCAACTTCAAGTGCTACAAAACTTACAGTAACTGCTTGATAATATATGCGATTTGATGATTTGAATGAAGACAATTATATTTTATTTGCTATAAAATACTACGACAATCCTCAAGCAGTTACACAAGAAGACTTCTTTGAGGATTTGAGTAGATTTAAATATATCAAAAAACTTTTAAGAAAATATATAAAAACTGGTGAATTAAAAATTGATCTTTTGATTAATCATTTTATTATAGTTTTTAATATTTTTAATGATGCCGCAGTTCCTCTTCTTTTTTATAAATTGGAGAGGGAACTGTGGTCTTCTATTAAAACGTTTTTAGTTTTTTTAAATCGCATTCCAGAGTATCCTAAATCATTTTTAGATGATATACCAATTGATGAAAAATGCTTACAAATATTGCAATCAATTTAAAAATGGAAACTTCTAAATTAGACTCAATAATAAATATTATTAGATCGTACATCACTGAAGAAGTTCCTACTATGAATCTTGGTGATGGCAAAATTGCTGGAACTAAAGAGGCAGGTGATGATCCTCCAGTAGATCTTAGGAGAGGGAAGAGGAAAAATTGGAATCCATATTTTAAAGATCTAGCCAAAATGCAAAGACGGAAATAGTCAAATGTTCCAGCCATCATCTCCAGATACAAAAATAGCAGTTCTTCAAGAAAGATTGTCTGTGTATGAGCAGATGATGGAGAGAATTGATACGGCAATTCAAAAGATTGGAGAGACAAGTCAAAATATTAGTCAAATGCTTGCGGTTCATAATGAAAAAATTGAGCAGTGTAATAGGACAGATAATTTGATTGTTGCAATGATTGAAGATATTAAAAGGTCCTCAAAGGAACAACATGAACAAATAAGTAAAGAATTGGGTGAAAGGATAGATAAAGTAGAAGAAAAGGTAGAAAGTATTTCAAAATTTAGATGGCAAGTACTGGGTGGGTTAGCAGTAATTGCTATTTTTATTAAATTTGCCCCTCCAGCAATTTCCTTCTTGACACAGGGACCAGCAGCAACTAGAGTGGAGAGACAGAAGTAATATCATTTTTTATAATGAGTTTTATTGACATCAAATATATTGGACTTGTATCTTCAAGACTTCAAAAATTTAAACAAGTTAAAAATAATCTGTATAATTTTAGGTGTCCTTATTGTGGGGACTCTCAAAAATATAAGAATAAGGCAAGGGGATATATTTTCCAAACAAAGAATGACCACAATTATAAATGTCATAATTGTGGGGTTTCGAGATCTTTTACCAACTTCCTGAAGGACATGGATACTGTTCTTCATGATCAGTATGTGATGGAAAGATATAAGAATGGTCTTACTGGTAAAAACTCTAATACTCCTGAACCAAAGTTTGAGTTTAATAAACCAATATTTTCAAAAAAAGTATTTGATCTGCCTACTATCGCAGAACTAAATAAAGAACATTTGGCAAGAACATACTTAGAAAATAGAAAAATTCCAGAAAAATTTTTAAAGGAATTATACTATTGCGAAAACTTTAAATCTTGGACTAATCAACAAAAGCATACTTTTAATTCTATTGACAATGATGAACCAAGAATCATCATCCCTCTTATAAACAAAGGAGAAATCTTTGGGTTTCAAGGTCGTAGTATTAAGAAAAATTCTCAAGTCAAGTATATCACTATTATCTTAAATGATTCTCATCCAAAAATCTATGGATTAGATAAAGTTGACTGGGATAAAACTGTGTATATTGTTGAAGGTCCAATTGATAGTATGTTCTTAGACAATGCAATTGCTATGGTTGGTGCAGATTTGGATATGATGTTTTTTATTAGTAATTATGATGTTGACTTTGTAATTGCCTATGATAATGAAAAACGCAATAAACAAATTGTAGAAAAAATGCAAAAGGCAATTGATTTAAAATTTCCTATTGTCATTTGGCCAAGTGATTTGAAAGAAAAGGATATTAATGATATGGTATTGGCTGGACTAGACGTTGAATCCATGCTAAAATCAAATACCTTTCTAAGTCTAGAAGCAAAAGCAAAACTTATTGGTTGGAAACGAGTATGAGTAACGGAACAAAAGTAGTAAAGAGAAATGGATCTATTGAGTCTTTGGATCTCGATAAGATGCATTTGATGGTTGAGGAGTCTTGTAAGGGTCTTGCAGGAGTCTCTGCTTCTCAAGTTGAAATGACATCTGGAATTCAATTTTATGATGGAATTAGCACCAAAGAAATTCAAGAGATTCTTATTCGTAGTGCTAGTGATTTGATTGATCTAGATCATCCAAATTATCAGTTTGTAGCAGCACGGCTTCTACTTTTCTCAGTAAGAAAAAATCTATATGGAAAACTTCATGAATTTCCACATCTAGAAGATCATGTTAACAGGTGTGTTGCAGCAGGAATTTATGACTCTGAAATTTTTCTGAAGTATTCTAAAGAAGAAATTAATAAAATCAATTCATTTATTGACCATGAACGAGACATGCTGTTTACTTATGCAGGTCTTCGTCAAGTAGTAGATAAATATTTGGTTCAGGATAGAAGTTCTGGGAAGGTATACGAAACTCCTCAGTTCATGTATATGATGATAGCACTGACTATTTTTGCAGAATATCCTAAAAGTACAAGACTTGATTACATTCGCAAATACTACAATGCAATCAGTAAGCACAAAATCAACATCCCAACACCAATCATGGCAGGGGTCAGAACCCCCCTTCGTCAGTTTGCAAGTTGCGTTCTGGTTGATGTTGATGACTCCCTCGATAGTATCTTTAGTTCTGATATGGCTATTGGCAGATACGTTGCTCAACGTGCAGGTATCGGCATTAACGCAGGCAGAATCCGTGGCATCAACTCTAAGATCAGAGGTGGAGAAGTTCAACACACAGGTGTTGTTCCTTTCCTTAAGAAGTTTGAATCAACTGTACGTTGCTGCACACAAAATGGAATCCGTGGTGGATCAGCTACTGTCCACTTTCCAATCTGGCACCAAGAAATAGAAGATATTCTTGTACTGAAAAATAATAAAGGCACCGAGGACAACCGTGTTAGAAAACTTGATTACTCCATTCAAATCAGCAAACTCTTTTATGAGAGGTTCATTCAGGATGGTGAAATCACACTTTTCTCCCCGCATGATGCACCTGGACTTTATGATGCTTTCGGAACAGACAAGTTTGACGATTTATACGTTCAATATGAGAACAATTCGTCCATTCCGTCGAAAACTGTTAAAGCACAGGAACTCATTCTTAGTCTCCTCAAAGAACGTGCTGAAACAGGTCGCATCTATATTATGAATATAGATCATTGCAACTCTCACTCATCCTTCAAAGATAAAATTGAGATGAGCAATCTGTGTCAAGAAATTACTCTTCCAACTGTCCCCTTGGACCATATTGATGATCCTAATGGTGAAATTGCTTTGTGTATTCTTTCTGCTATCAATGTTGGTAAAGTAAAAGATGATGAAGAATTTGAAGAACTTTGTGATCTTTCTGTACGTGGATTGGAAGAACTGATTGATTATCAAAAGTATCCAGTTCTTGCTGCAGAACTTTCGACTAAAGCACGTAGATCACTTGGAATAGGTTTTATTGGTTTAGCACACTATTTGGCAAAACTTGGATACAATTATGATTCTCAAGAAGCATGGGATGCTGTACATGGACTTTCTGAGTCCTTCCAATATTATCTCTTGAAATCTTCTAATGAACTTGCTAAGGAAAAGGGATATTGTGAGAACTTTGGACGTACTAAGTATTCGGATGGCATTCTTCCAATTGATACTTACAAAAAAGACGTAGACGAAATTTCATCAATTGCACTTCAACATGATTGGGAAACTCTTAGAGCATCTATCCTACAACACGGTCTCAGGCACTCAACACTGTCTGCACAAATGCCATCGGAGAGCAGTTCCGTTGTGTCAAACGCAACCAATGGAATCGAACCTCCTCGTGGATTCTTGTCCGTTAAAAAGTCAAAGAAAGGACCACTCAAACAAATTGTTCCACAATATCAACATCTTAAAAATAACTATACGTTACTTTGGGATATGGAGTCCAATCGTGGTTATATTAATACTGTTGCTGTGATGCAAAAGTTTTTTGACCAAGCAATCAGTGGAAACTGGTCTTATAATCCAGAAAACTATTCGGATAATGAAGTTCCAGTATCTGCCATGGCACAAGACTTCTTGACAACTTATAAGTATGGATGGAAGACTTCTTATTATCAGAATACATATGATAATAAGACTGATGAAATTAAGGAGGAACCACAAAATATCGAAAACCTACTTAACGAACTACTAAACTCGGAGGAAGAGTCTTGTGAATCATGTGCAATTTAGAACAACTGCAGAAACTAATAAAACCATGAATGGAATGACGGTATTTAATACCAATGAGGTAGATTCAAAGAAACAACCCATGTTCTTTGGTCAACCTCTTGGGGTTCAAAGATATGATTCATACAAGTATCCTATTTTTGATAAACTAACTCAGCAACAACTTGGATATTTCTGGAGACCTGAAGAGGTCTCTCTTCAGAAAGATCGTGCTGATTATCAAACTCTTAGACCTGAACAGAAGCACATCTTTACTTCTAATTTGAAGTATCAGATTCTTCTTGATTCTGTTCAGGGTCGTGGTCCTGGTATGGCATTTATTCCATACTGCTCTCTTCCTGAATTGGAAGCATGTATGACTGTGTGGGAATTCATGGAAATGATTCATAGTCGTTCCTATACTTACATTATCAAGAATGTGTATTCAGATCCTTCTGAAGTCTTTGATACTATTCTAAGTAATGAAAAGATCCTAGAAAGAGCATCATCTGTAACAGGGGCATATGATGATTTTATCAATAGTGCTCAAAGTTATGGTAATAGCAATCTTTGGGCACACGCAGTAGAAGGTGTTCCTTATGCTCAAGAAGAAAGATATGAATTAAAAAGAAAACTTTACCGAGCAATTGCCAATGTCAACATTCTCGAAGGTATCAGGTTTTATGTCTCGTTCGCTTGCAGTTTTGCGTTTGGAGAACTTAAACTTATGGAGGGATCCGCTAAAATTATCTCTCTCATCTCAAGAGACGAAAATCAGCACCTTGTCATTACTCAAAACATCCTCAATAAGTGGCGTGAAGGTGATGATCCAGAAATGCAACAAATTGCTAAAGAAGAAGAGGGGTGGGTGAGAAATGCCTTTGAAAATTGTGTAAATGAAGAAAAAAGGTGGGCAGAATATCTTTTCAAAGATGGTTCTATGATTGGTTTGAATGATAAACTACTGTGGAACTATGTTGAATGGATTGCAAATCGTCGTATGAAATCAATTGGTCTTAAACCAATGTATGATGTTCCTGCAAAGAATAATCCACTTCCTTGGACTGAGCATTGGATCAGTTCTAAAGGTCTTCAAGTTGCTCCTCAGGAGACAGAAGTTGAAAGTTATGTGGTTGGTGGAATCAAACAAGATGTGAAAAAGGATACATTTGCTGGATTTAAACTGTAACACATTATACAAATTTATTATCCTATATAAAAATACGTTCATTGCATTAATGCAACGGAAGTAGGGAAACCGAAGGAACGCTCTTTAGCCTAAAAATTAAGGAGAACCATCATGTCACAAGCAAAATATCGTGGTTGTCAGTACAATACTGATACACCTAAAGAAGAATATCGTAAGTGGTATTCTCAAACTCACGCACCAGCACACCCACAGAATACATATCGTGGTGTTGCCTACCGTCCATGCAATAATCAAGAGATATCAAAATGAATTTGTTATTAAGAGGGTCCTATGACCCTCTTTTTTTATAAATAACTAAAAACATAATCATTAAGATGTCCAGAATTAATAGACTATACGAAGGTGTTGGATCAGAGCACCCAGATATTGCAGGACAAAAGGAATTTGCAAGTAAAGTGGATGCTGAAATTGCTCGTAGAAGGAAAGCAAGAGCACAGAAAAAAGGTCCACAACTTCCTGGATTTATTAAGTCTGTAAAGAAAGAAGAATATGAAATTGATGAAGAGACAATGACTTCTTCTGATAAGAAAAAGGAGAAGGAACTGAAAAAGAAATATGATCCTTCTGGAATGAAGGCATCTATGATTAAGCAATATGGTCCAGAAAAGGGAAAGCAAGTATATTTTGCAACCATTCGCAAGCAAGCAATGGAAGGTGTAGAACAGCAGTCTGCAAGAGAAAGAATTTCTTCAATGCTTGCTGAAGCAAAGCAAGATCTTATTCTAGAAAAGGCAAGAGGAACCAGACCCAAAAAGACTGTCCATGCTTATGATGTGGATGAAACCCTGTTTTCTCACGGTAAAAAGGGCAAACCAAACGTAAAGGTTCATGTAAATGATGAGTCTGGAAAAAGAGTTAAGAGTTTAAGCAATCAAGAATTTAATACTCATAAACTTGAAAAGGGTCATAAGTATGATTTTAGTGAATTCCAGAGTGCTAAAACATTCTCAAAAACTTCAAGTCCAAATAAGAAAGTAATTAAAGATATCAAGAGAAAGCAGTCAAGAGGACAAAATGTTCACTTAATTACTGCTCGTTCTAAGTTTGATAAACCAAGTGAATTCCAGGGACATCTTAAGAAGCATGGAGTGAATGTTGACAAATCAAATATTCACTATACTGGTGGAATGAAAGGTAGTGATATTGGTGATAAAAAGGTAAAAGTTGCAAATGCTATTGCTAAGAAGAGTGGTGCTAAAAAGATGCATATGTATGATGATGCAGCAAAAGTGCATAAGTCATTTGAAAAGGAAAAGCAAAATAAACCAACTTCAATGAAGATTAAAACTCATATGGTAAAACCAGACAAATCTGGTGAGTCTAGAGTTCGTTCTTATCAAGCAACAAAATAAAGACTGCTGTGCCCTAGGAGGGTCAACAAGACTCTCCTAAAGGAATTGGAGTACTCAAGTATCCTCGGACTATCATAGGACACTTGAGGGGGGGTGTTTTGTTGACAGTAATCTAGAATGTCAGTAGAATCACTCTGTTAGTTATGAAGGATAAATAATATTTCTTTAAAACTACTATATGAGCTATGAGAATCCTTGGAGATTCAATGGAGAGGTTTTTGAGTCTTCTGGTATTGAAGATTATTTTGGTTTTGTATATCTTATATCTTGCAGTAAAACTAATCGCAGATATATTGGTAGAAAATATTTCTGGAGTTTCCGCACACCAAAGGGAAAATCTAGAAAAGTTAAATCAGAGTCAGATTGGAAAAATTATTATGGATCATGTCCCGAACTCAAAACCGATATTAAACTTTGGGGCAAAGAATCCTTTGACAGAACAATACTTAGCCTCCATAAAACAAAAGGAAAATGTAACTACGAAGAAACAAGACAACTATTCTTAAATAATGTCTTAACTGAGTCACTTGACAATGGTGTGCCAAGGTACTACAATTCAAACATCCTCTCAAGGTATTTCCGAAAAGATTATTATGAACAAACTTGAATTAAGAAATCTTTGTAAAAAAGAAATTGATGATAGGATAGATCGTATGCATTACTTGTGCTCTGATGGGAGATCCGATGATGCTACAGCACTGTATCTAGAAATACAGGAATGGGTGATTGAAAGTGAAAATATTGAGGTAATGTCACTTGATTACATTACTGGACTATTTGACATACAATAAATAATCACTCATAATGATTTTTATGATGAGAATTTGATAATGATTTAGAGCCCAGGAGACTGCTTCTCGAAAGAGGAGAATGCCACTTTCTTTATTGGGATGTAGAGTTCAATTAATTTTAATGCTAAACTTCTTTACTGTAACCCTGCCTCTTTTAGCATCGGTTACAACCACGGCAACACTGCCATTCCAGAATTACAAGATGCAAGGACCTCCTCCTCCTCCTTATTCTATTGTTAAAGAATTTGATCTTGTTAACACTGAGAAGACAGCAATCCGAGAGGTTGCTCCCGAAAAATCAAAAGAGAAAAGGTTAATTTGTAAAGGGTGTAATACTTATGAATCTCGTGCTCTTGTATTTTTACAAGATCATGGAGTTACTGATAAAAATGCCCTTGCTACTATCATGGGAAATATTAGGCAGGAATCAACATTTATTCCTAATATTTGCGAAGGTGGTAGCAGAACATCATACTCAGGATGTACTAGTGGTGGATATGGATTGATCCAATGGACAGATTCTGCAAGATACAATGGTCTTGGTAGACATGCTTCTAAAATTGGTGCTAACCCATCTTCTTTAGAAACACAACTTGATTATATGATCAATGAGTCAGACTGGAAAATTATAGAGAGGCAAATGAAAACTCCTGGTCAGACAATCAATGATTATATGAGACTTGCTAGAAGTTGGATTCGTTGGGGACATCACGGTGCCAGAACTGATTATGCATATAACTATGCTTCTAAGTTAGTTCTTTCTGAGACTTGACAAACTAAATATGTGGGAGTTATAATACTCCCATGGTCATTGCGGGTATGGTGTAGTGGTAACATACCATCCTTCCAAGTTGTAGTCAGGGGTTCGAATCCCCTTACCCGCTTCCCAGTTATCTGGGTATAAATAACCTACGTAGTTATAAATCTTAACAAACTATATGAAATTTTTTAAACAACTGATGCTTGCACCCGTTGCTCTTGGTATTGTTACTCCTGCTGTTGCGAATGCCGCAGATCTTAAAATTGCAGCAGTTAACCAATACTCTTCTGAGCAAGCAACAAGTGTGACTCAATTTTCTGATGTTCAACCTTCAGACTGGGCATATCAGGCACTTAGCAACCTTGTAGATCGTTATGGTTGCGTAGCAGGTTATCCTAACGGCACTTATGGTGGTGGTAAGGCAATGACCCGTTATGAGGCAGCAGCACTTCTGAATGCTTGCCTTGATCGTGTAACTGAAGTGACTGATGAACTCAGTCGTCTTACAAAAGAATTCCAAGAAGAACTTGCTGTTGTTCGTGGTCGTGTTGATGGTTTAGAAGCAAAAGTTGGTCAACTGGAAGCACAGCAATTCTCCACTACTACCAAACTACGTGGTGAAACTAAGTGGGTTCTGGGTGGTCTGTCTTATGGTGGTGATCGTAAAGATGATTACGATGCTCTCCGTGAAGCAGTTTCTTTCAACTATGATGTGAAACTGAACCTGGATACTTCTTTCACTGGCAAAGACCTGCTGCGTACTCAACTTCGTGCTGGTAACTTTGATGATAGTGGTTTCGGTGCTGCTCCTACTCCTCTTACCAAACTTGATGCTGGTTTCCAAGAAAACCTTGGTAATGCTGATGGTGGTGATGTAGTGGCAATTAACCGTCTGTACTACAAGTTGCCTGCTGGTAATGATGTAACTATTGTTGCTGGTCCTCGTGTTCGTCAAGATGATATCCTGCCTGTGTGGCCTTCTGTCTACACTGCTGATAAGATCCTGAACATCTTCCAGTTCAACGGTGCTCCTGGTGCCTACAGCAAGGTTCTGGGTGGTGGTTTCGGTGCTTCCGTTAAGAAAGGTGGTTGGACCCTGGGTGGTGCCTACGTTGCTGCTGATGCAGACAAGGGTGATAGTGCTGAAGGTGGTATGTTCAATGGCAACTCTGCTGCTTCTACCACTGCTCAACTTGCATATACTGCTAAGAACTGGAACCTGACTGGTGCCTATACTTATTCCAACAACGGTGTAAGTATTCAAGGCACTCCTACTCTGACTTCGGCACTTCCTAATAGTGTAACTGGTGGTCAGACCAACTCGTTCTCTCTTGCTGGTTACTGGCAACCTTCCACCTCTGGTATTGTTCCTTCAATCTCTGCTGGTTGGGGTTATAATAACTCTGGTTATACTGAGGGTGGTGATACTATTTCTCAGTCCTGGTATACTGGTCTGGTTTGGAAGGATGTAATTGCTAAGGGTAATGCTCTTGGATTTGCAGTTGGACAACCTACTTTTGTTACCAAGCAGAACGATGTAAATGCTCAAGATGGCAACTATGCTTTCGAGGCATATTACAAGATGCAAGTTACCGATAACATTGCCGTAACTCCTGCTGTGTTCTATCTGAGCAATCCTACTGGTACTGATGGTCTTGATACCTTCGGTGCTTTGGTTCAGACAACCTTCAAGTTCTAATAAATAACGGGGGAGAAATCCCCCTCATCGTGGGTGAGTGTAAAGGTAGCACAGAAGTCTCATAAGCTTCAGGAGGGGGTTCAATTCCCTCACCCGCCATTAATAAATACATCAAATATATGATGGAAGATTATGTTAAAAGTAAGATGCAAAATGTGCAATACTGAATTATTATCACACCCAACACAAACTAAATGTTGTGGGTGTGATAATATGGCAACCATAAAGGGAGAAACTATAACTGCTATAGACTTGACAAAGATTGAGTTGATTGGTAATATAGTAAAGAAGGACAAAAAGGAAGTCCTTTCAAAAGAAGACCTTGCCTTTCAAGAGGCAAGAAAAAATCGTAAAGTTAGAAAACTGGAGTTTGAAATTAGATGAGCTGGGAATCCCCAAACCTTTCAAAAAAGGATATTGAATTGCTTACAGTATCTTTGGATGATTATATTTTTTATGCTAGGCAAGACGGTGGACCAGATACTCAAGACGTAGAACGTCTTTTAATTCGTCTGGAAGATCATCTAAGTAGATATTAAATTAATCTTAAACTGGTATAGAATGTTACCGATGGTAAATAGTACTTCTATATTCCAAGTTTATGGACAACCATACCCTTCAAAACTGGATTAAAATAAAGGAAACCTTTGAAAAATCTGGAAATACTAATAACATGTTTTATAAAAGGGCATGTGCGATTATAAAAACTGGAGTAGATCCTATGGATAGTTTTTTTAAAAATGGTAATTAGAAGATTAATTGAAATTATTTTAACAAATCAACTAGGACTTTTTATTTTGGGATTTCTTTTGATAGTTGTTCCAATAATGGGAATAATGGTAGTATCAGAACAATCAAAACATGAAAACAATCACGATCACTGAATTGCAATCCAACTTCGACAAAATTATAACAGAAGTTGAAAATGGAAAAACATTTATTATAGAAAGTGAATATGGTAATGTGGCATTAGTTCCTTATGATGAATATAAGGAACTTGATGATCTGGTAAAGATATATACTGATCACGAAGAAGGTTGTTGATTGCATTCGCAATTCGCAAATAGCAAATGCTCCTTTAGCAATCTGGTGAATGCAATCGACTCATAATCGATGGGAGGTGAGTTCGATCCTCACAAGGAGCATTGACAATATGTATAATTTTTGATATTATACATATAAAGAATATTAAATTTAATTATGTCCAGTTACATTAGAAAGGCACTTGTTCTTGGTGCTGGTGGATTCATTGGAAGTCATATGGTGAAAAGACTTCGTTCAGAGGGATATTGGGTTCGTGGAGTAGATCTTAAGTATCCAGAGTATTCTCCCACTGAAGCAAATGAGTTTGTTCAAGGAGATTTACGAGACATAAATTTTGTTCGTCGTGTCCTAGAATACAAGGGGGATAGAGGTAACTTCTATCAGTCAGTTCCTTATCGATATATTCAAGCATTTGATGAGATCTATCAATTTGCTGCTGATATGGGTGGAGCAGGATTTGTATTCACTGGTGAAAACGATGCAGACATTATGCATAATTCTGCAACCATTAATCTGAATGTTCTTGAGATGCAGCATCAGATGAATGAGAGACTTGGTAAGAATGATACTAAGATCTTCTATTCTGGTTCTGCTTGCATGTACCCAGAGCACAATCAACTTGACCCCGACAATCCTGATTGTAGGGAGTCTTCTGCATATCCAGCAAATCCAGATTCAGAATATGGATGGGAAAAACTTTTTTCAGAGAGACTGTATTTTGCCTATCATCGCAATTATGGCATTCCAGTTAGGGTTGCTCGTTACCACAATATTTTCGGTCCCGAAGGAACTTGGGAGGGGGGTAGAGAAAAGGCACCAGCAGCAATCTGTCGCAAGGTAGCATATCTTCCCGAAGAAGGTGGTGTGATTGAAGTGTGGGGTGATGGAAAACAAACTCGATCCTTCCTTTATATTGATGAATGTATTGAAGCAACTCGTCGTTTGATGGATTCCGATTTCATTGGACCAGTGAATATTGGATCAGAAGAGATGGTGACTATCAATCAACTTGTCGATACTGCTGCTAAAGTTGCTGATAAGAATGTGCAGAAGAGTCATATTGATGGACCTCTTGGGGTTCGTGGACGCAATTCCAACAATGATCTCATTCGAGAGAAACTAGGTTGGGATTATTCTCAAACTCTCGAAGAAGGAATTTGTAAGACTTATAATTGGATACAAAATCAAATCAATTCTAAAATGGAGAATGTTAAATGAATTTGCAGAAAGAATACGAAATTGCTTGTAGTACAGAGTCTGATATTAATCAACATCTTCCTATTTTATATGAGGCAGCACAAGAGTGTGAACATATAACTGAAATGGGGGTTAGAGATGGATTAAGTACAAGAGCATTATTATATGCAGATCCAAAAAAATATGTCGCATATGATCTTAATATAAATTCTAAGGTAAATGAACTGTTTGAATATTGCAAATCTATTGGGAAGGATTATGAATATATTCAAGCAGATGTTTTAAAAATTGAAATTGATGAGACAGACTTACTTTTTATTGATACATATCATTGCTACGAGCAATTAACTCAAGAATTAAAATTGCATTCAAGTAAAGTTAAAAAATATATTATTTTCCATGATACGTATACTTATGGAAGACGTGGGGAAAATCTTGACTACCAAAATTTTAGTGGCACAAAGGGTATTCTGTATGCAATTGAAGAATTCTTAGAAGAAAATAAAAATTGGAAAATAGTTCATGATGTGGATTATAATAATGGGTTGATTGTCATTCAAAAATTATGAATATACTACATTTAGTTCTGGGAACTAAAAATGATCATTATCTACCGATAGAAGATTCTGCAAGAAAAACTTGGGCAAAAGATCCTCCAGAAAATATTAAAACAATTTTTATGTATGGTGGATCTCAAAAAATTTATTGGGATAATGAAGATTCCTTTTATGTTAATCGTGAAGAATCTTTAGACATATGTGCTTATAAAACTATTTGTGCATATGAGACTTTCTTAGAATCTGATTTTGATTATATCTTTAGAAGTAATTGTACTGGATATTTTGATTTAAATCTGATCTCTAAATTTTTAGAAGACAAACCTTTAGAAAATTTTTATTGTGGTTGTGTAGGTATATTGAATGGAATTTATTTTGCTTCTGGAAGTGGATATTTTCTTTCTAAAGATCTTGTAAAAAAGATAGTCGAAAACAAATCTCTATTGTATGGTTATCAATTTCCTGGTTATCATGATGATGTAATTATTGGAAAATTTATAACCCAACATCTTAATGTTAATATTAATCCAGCAGCAAGACGAATTGATTTGCCCCCAGATCAAGTTTATGATAATTTAGACATGTCTCATTATCATTATAGAATTTTGAATTCTGGAAGTTCTCAATCTTTGTATAAAATACATGAATTAAAAACCAAATGACTATTATTGCAGGAAAATATACTTATGGACATGATAAAATAGAGGTAATTCGAGCAGAAAAATATAAAATTATTATTGGAAATTTTTGCTCTATTGCCTCTGGATGTAAAGTTTATTTAAACGCAAATCATAGAAGAGATTGGATCACTACATATCCATTTGGACATATCAATCAAAATCAATTTAATTCTTTTGATGGGTCTGGGCATCCAACATGTAAAGGAGATGTCATTATTGGAAATGATGTTTGGATAGCATCAAATGTTACAATAATGAGTGGAGTAAAAATTGGAGATGGATCTATTATTGCGAATAATTCTCATGTCGTAAAAGATGTAGAACCATATACTATCGTTGGTGGAAATCCTTCTAAATATATCTGCCATAGGTTTGATGAAGAAATCATATCTAAACTTTTAGAAATAAAATGGTGGGATTGGGAAGATAGTAAAATAAACCAATATTTGCCTTTACTTTGTTCTGATAACTATGAAGAATTTTTTGGGAGAGTCTAATGAATCGTAAACCAGTAGTTATTTTTTCAAGTGACAATAATCTTGATTATTGTGAATTCTCTGACTTAGTTTCAGATATGTGGGAGACTTTAGGATTTGAACCTTTTTATGCTAAAATAGGATCAGATCAGTTTCCTTTGATTGATGGAGTAGAATCTTCATTACAGTCTCAAATTGTTAGATTGTATGCTACTAAATTATTCCGAGATAGAATAGTTTTAACTACAGATATTGATATGCTTCCATTTGACCAAAATTATTTTTGGTCAAGACTTCCAAAATCTGATGATGAAATTGTAATATATTCCTCAGATGCACATGGAGGTAAGAGATATCCAATGTGTTATCTTTCTTCCTATGGAAATGTACTTTCTTCTATTGCTTTGGATAATGAAGATGAGACTTGGGAACAATTTGTCCTCCGTCTTAATTCTTTGGGGTTGGGGTGGAATACAGATGAGTTGTATATTACAGAAAGAATTGATACATGTTCTTTTAAGAAAGTAAAATACAATAGAGAATGGGAATATGGGATGGCAAAAAATAGACTCGATAGAGTCCATTGGACATTGCGAGATGTGTCTTATATTGACGCACATTGTCCCAGACCATATTCAAAACATAAAGAGGAAATTGATCAACTGAAATCTCTAATCAAATTAAATTACATGAACATTCAACCTTTTATTTTTAATTGGAATAATCAATTCGATAAAACTTGTCATATTGAAGATTCTCTTTCTAAAATTTTTGATAAAGTTACTGTGATTAATAGTGATGATAATAATACTAAAGAAGGTTGGATTAATCTTGGGAATGATGCATACTTTAGTGATCAATTTAGAAAGGCATTAGATCTTTTTGATGGTGATATACTTATGCATGTTCAGGGTGATGTTAAGTATGATAATTGGGAAAAACTTGTAGAAGATGCAAGAATATATTTTGATTATTATGATGCTGGCATCTATGCTCCTAATATTGATTATACTTGGTATTCTTCAGAAAATGCAGATATTAATTCTATAGAATCTGATCATCCTAATATTAAAATGGTTGCGTGTACAGATGAGACTGTTTGGTTTATTAGGAAAGAAATAATTAAAGAAATGTATGATAGAAATGTAGACTTTTCAAATAATAAAATGGGTTGGGGTTGGGATATAGTTCTTGCGTCAATTTGTTTTGTTAATGGAAGACCAGTTATTCGAGATTATAATCATACAATTGACCATCCTCCAGGAACTAACTATAATAAAGATATTGCTGGAAAGGAAATGGAAGAAGTTTGGAGAACTCTTGATGATCAATTAAAAATTGCATTTTCCCTCATTAAGGGAAGTAGATACGATAGAGAAAAACTCTCTGAGTACTTTCAATAATGGCAAAAATTATATCTATGAGTGTGTGGGGAAATGCCCCATCATATTCTGTAGGAGCAATAAAAAACGCACAAATAGCAAAAGAAGTATTTCCAGATTGGTTGTGTAGAATATTTGTTGATGCAACAGTTCCAACTCATTATGTTGAGGATATGTTGAAGATGCCAAATGTAGAATTGGCACAAGTTGAAGATAAATCTATCTTTGGTGCATACTGGAGATTTTACTCTATGTTTCAAAATGAAGATGATATTGTTATTTCTAGAGATAGTGATTCTAGATTATCGGAAAGAGAACTTAGATGTGTTAATGAATGGATAGATAGTGATAAAAAATTTTCTATTATTAGAGATCATTATCCACATTATGACTGGCCAATGCTTGCTGGAATGTGGGGAATGAAAGGGAAAATGAATGATGAAATTCTTTCTACCATGGAAAAATATGCAAAACATCATTTCTATACATCGGATCAAATTTTCCTAAGAGATGTTGTATGGAAAGATGCTGAAAAAGATTCTATGATACATGGGTTTCTTGAAGTAGATTGGATGATGAAAACAAGAAACAAAAATCACTTTATTGGTCAAGGTTACAATGAAAATGATGAGACACTTTATAGTGGAGAAAAAACTGGAGAAAGGATACGATGAATAATACTATGGACAAAAATAAATCAGCATATAAACTCAAAGGTCTTCCTCCCATTTATTATCTCAATTTGGATGGACAACCAGAAAGACAAAAATATATGGAGAACCAGTTTAAATACTGGGAAATTGATAACTATACTCGCATCTCTGCTTATGATGGTAGGAAAGATGATCTTGGGGATATTATAAAGGGATGTTATCCTGAGATGATGACATCAAGTGAAATTGGATGCACTACATCTCACCTCAAAGCAATTAAGCATTGGTATGAAACATCTGACAGTCAATATGCAATTATCATGGAAGATGATTGTGATCTTGATATTGCAAAATATTGGAACTTCACTTGGAATCAGTTCATGTCAAAGGTTCCATATGATTGGGATGTGATACAATTATCCATTATTTGTACTGGTGCTCTTTATGTGAAACTTCATAAAAGATTTGTTAATGATTTTTCAACTGCATGTTATATGATTAATCGTCATCATGCTGAAAAGATTTTGCGGTTTCATGTTAAGGGAGACAAATATAAACTTGATAATGGAGTTAAACCTCGTGCTGTTGCTGACGACTTAATTTATAATTCTGGAAATACTTTTTCCATTCCATTGTTTCTTTATAAAATTGAGTTGGGATCAACAATTCATCCCGATCATATTGATATTTTTCATAGGCAAAGTCATGATGGATTATCAAATTTTTGGAATCAAAATGGTCCGACATTATCAATAGACGACCTTATGACATATGATCCATATCTTGGAAGGATAACAAATCCCACTCAAGACCCTTGACAAATCATAATAGAACCTATATACTGTTGTAACAGTTCTTTACAAAACTACAATGACGGTAACAACTAATGATCGTGGACAGCAAAACATGTGGGCAAAAGAACCCACAATGTATTATCAAAACTATGGTATGATGACTCCTAATCAAGTTAAGGAACTCACCAATGGTCGTTGGGCAATGATGGGAATTGTTGCTGGTTTTATTTCTTATGCACTGACTGGTAATTTTTTCTTCGGCATTTTCTGATGACCGAAGCAATCTTTACAGTAACTAGTGTTGCCTTCTTTGTACTTTTGGCACATTCAATTAATCAACTTTCTGAAACTTATTAAGGAGAAACTAAAATGAAAAACTTTGGATTTACTGAGTTTGTAGAACTTCTAAATGGAAGATTTGCAATGATTGGAATTATTGCAGCAATGGGATCTTATGCACTGACTGGTCAAGTTATTCCTGGAGTGTGGTGAGATGAAAACAGAAGGGTATCAAGTTCCACAAGTAGAGTTTGTTTTTAGAGAATCTGGAGAGTTTGTATCTCGTACATCTTCAGAACTATTTGATGGCAAACGTGTCGTCATTTTTTCACTGCCTGGTGCCTTTACTCCAACTTGTAGTGCATATCAACTTCCTGGATTTGAGGAGAAATTTGATGAGTTTATTGCTCTTGGCATTGATTCTATTTACTGCATTTCTGTTAATGACGCTTTTGTTATGAATGCTTGGGCACAAGATCAGAATATCAAAAATGTTCAACTAATTCCTGATGGTAATGCTTACTTTACTAGAGGTATGGGTATGGAAGTTGCCAAGAACAATCTTGGATTTGGCATTCGTTCTTGGAGATATGCTGCTGTGGTAGATAACGGTGTTATAGAAAAACTATTTGAAGAACCTGGCAAGAGAGATAATGCACCAGAAGATCCTTATGGTGTTACTACTCCAGAACAAATTTATGAGTATGTAAAATCAACTGTAAGGGAAACCCAACAAGTTTGATATAATAATCAACTCTGCCTCTAAATAGGGGGCAGAGTTTTTTAGTATAATGCCAAGAGGACAGTTGACAAAGGATGAGATTAAATATCAAGTCTTAAAGTTAAAAACTAAACTTCAAGAAGAAAAAATTAATTATACTTCTGATCCTAAGTCTCTTGCTAATCAATATTTAAATATGGTTTTAGATAAAATCAATGAGTATTCTTGGTAGTAAATGTTATGAGTTTAAACCATTAAATAATTTATTATAAATAATTTTTTACTTATAGATATTTGAAATGACCGATCAACAAAATCATCTTCAATCTGCTGTTCAACAGAGAAATACTTTAATTGAAGAAATGAATCAATTAAATTCAACTCTCAATATCAAACGTGAACAGGCAACAAAATTTCAAGGAATTATTGAATACTTGAATGGGATTGGTGTCACTCTTCCAGAGGAATCAAAAGAAACTACTACTCAAACTGAAGTAGTAGAAGATTAATCTTTTACTACTATACTTGAGATACTCTTAAAAGACCCTTTTCAGGGTCTTTTTTATGTCTATAAATTATCTGACCAAAATTGAATAAGATTAATGAATGTTCATATTGATAAATATTTTAGGCTTATGCAGCAGTAAAGATGACGCTAGACCTTCATAACTTTTTTAAGTATTATGATGATGGTAATTCAAACCATGTGGCAGCAGTTCAATGGTTAGAAGACAACCTTCCTGCTGAATTTCTTGATGACTCGGAAACAGATTGGATTGGAATTTATAGAACTAAGCCACCTACACCCGCAGTTCTAAACGTTCCATACTTCAATCAGGTAGACAACTACAGGGATGCACATAGAACTTGTAACAGTTCATCGTGTGCTATGTGCCTTGCTTTCCTTAAACCAGGCAGCATTAAAGGTGATGATGAATATGTTAAGAGAGTATTTGCGATTGGTGATACGACTGACCATGCCGTACAGACAAAGGTTCTGGCAGGTTATGGAGTTAAGTCACACTTTAGTTACAATCTTTCTTTTGCTGATATTGATAAGAGTCTTGATGCTGGGAAACCTGTGGTTATTGGTATCTTGCATAGGGGTTCTTTATCTGCACCTACTGGTGGGCACATGTGTGTTGTGATTGGAAAGACACCAGATGGAAAGGGATATTATGTAAATGATCCATATGGATCACTTAATGATAATTATACTGGACCTGTAACAAATGGTAAGAAGACCATTTATACCAAAGCAGTTCTTAAGCACCGTTGGTGCCCAGGTGGCAACGATGGTTGGGGTCGTATTTTTGACTAAAAACTAAGAAGACAACTAAGGAGAACACCAATGGCAAAAATAGATTTACATAACTTTTTCAAATTTTATGATGAAAAAAATCCCAATCATGTGAAGGCAGTTCAGTGGTTAGAAGATAACTTACCAGTTAAGTATCTTGAAGATACTGTAGATTGGGCAGAGATCTATAGAAAAAAGACTAGTGCCACTACTTCTACATCTTCAGGTGGTGGTGGGGAACAACTAGTATCCAAAAAGCAACTTGCTTATATTTGGAACTGTGGTGAAGGTCTTATCACAGACGCTGAAGTTACTGAAATGAATAATGGTCTTAGTTTCTTTAAGATCAATACTCCTCTTCGTATTCGTCATTTCTTATCACAAATCTCTCATGAGTCTGGTGGTGGAAGATATAAGGAAGAGTTAGCATCTGGTGCTGATTATGAAGGTCGTTCCGATCTTGGAAATACTCAAGCAGGAGACGGCAGAAAATATAAAGGTGCTGGATACATTCAGATGACTGGTCGTGCAAACTATCAGGCATTTGCTAATTACATCAAGGATCCAAAGGTAATGGAAGGAGTTTCCTACGTTGCCAATAAGTATCCTATGACATCAGCTGGGTTCTGGTGGCATAATAATAATATGAATGCTTTATGTGATTCAAACCCAAGTGTGGATCAAGTTACAAAAAGAGTCAACGGTGGATACAACGGTTTAGATGACCGTAAGAAATATTATGCTCGTTGCTGTGAAGTTATTAAGTAAACATACTTACCTAACTTGCCAACAATGTCAGAACAAACACAAAAAAAGGAAAAATGTATGAGCACCATCGTTAGGATTACAGTTTTAAGTTGGAGTGCTGCTCTTCTTACTGCTAGTTATGCTGGTCTTCTTGCCAAGATGGACCCTACATTTATTGCTACAGTATTCACTGCTGCTGCAGCAACTTTTGGAGTTGATACCCTAAGAAAGGTAGATGAAAAGGATGAAGATGCCAAACCAAATTCCCAACCTTCAATCACCTCAGTTGAACCCACTCCAGAACCAGAACCTCCAGCAGATATCGCAGAGGCAGGTTGCCCAAACTGTGATTCAGGAGATACCGAAACCGATAATACCGTCCCAGTCGGCAGAGTCTAGGTTTCAACTTCCTGTTACAAGAGGTCTGGCACTTCCAATATTCGAAGCACCAGACCCTTCTTTAAAATATCCAGTGATCAATGTTCCTACACAAGAAGAGTTTGATGCTGCTGTAAATGCACAAAAGCAGCAGGAACAGCAACCACCACAAGAAAAGACTAGGGGATTACCTGACCCTACCCCTCAACTGCCCCAGGTTGCTCAAACCCCTCCTGATCAAGTGCCTATTGCTGAGATACCAGCAAATAAACCAACTACCCCAACATTTACTGTCGGTGGAATCGATATTAATTTACCTGATCCTTCTCTTGTTGCTACAGCTGGTGCTGTCGCAGTAGTAACAACTGCTGCTACTATGGCATCATCAGCAGTCTTAAATGTTCTTAAGAATGCCGCTGAACCATTCATTAAAGAAGCAACAAAGAATAAATTTAAAATTAAAATCAAACAAGTTAAACCTGTTCTCCACTATGTTATGAATAGTGAAGGAATTGTAGATATTTTTGAGTATTCATCGGAAGGAACACGACTCATTGCTCAAACAAATAATGTGGAGCAATACCTTCGAGATGAAGTAGAAAAGAATGTATTATATGAAATTGAAAATAAAATTATTATTGACGATGTAATCAAAGATAGATTTACAAAAGAGGGGCAAGAAAGATTTAAATCTCTCTATGCCCCTGCTAAAAAGATTGCTAAGAAATTAGCAGCTCGACTTTCTTTTTGATTCTAGTAAAGCAAAATCTTTTACTTTAGTTCCACCACCATATTCCCAAGCATAACCTTCAGAGATCATACGATCATTAAGACATACATCATCAACATATAACCTTCCAAGAATTCTCCCATACTTTTCAGTTGAGTCTGGAAGTTCTGTCTTAATAAGAACATTTTTTTTACCATTAAGATTTTTCTTTAACCATTCTTTAACTTCTAACCCAAGTGCTTTTTCTTTGAGATTGGTTGTACGACTTTCTGGTGTATCAACACCACTAAGACGTACTCGCTTAGTAAGAGAAATATCGAACCCAAGATCAATGTCCACATCGATTGTGTCACCATCTACTACCTTTAATACTTGTTTTACTCTATAGATATATGGATCTTTATCCATTAGAATGGTAATTTAAACTTCTCAGTATTTAGTTTGGGAATAGGTAATTTCTCAAATGCTTTGGTGACTTGCTTCTCTACAACAGCACCAACAAATGCTTCTGGATTGTCTAGAATCTTTTGTGCTTTTTGATAAGTAAGGTATGCTCCCACACAAAGAGCACCACTAATGGTGAGACTTGTGATTGATAGAATCAGACTCAGATGTTTCATCTTGCATCTCCGAATGTGCTAACTGTAATATGTAGTAAATTACATAGGCAGTAAATACCAAACCAGAACAAAGAATTATAATTACACCCCAAGGAAATTCATTCATCCCAAACACCCTCTTGCTTATGAATCCAAACTTTCAAATCTTTTACATATTTTCTTAATATTTGTGCTTGTTCTTCATGCCAGTAATTACCAGTCTCCATATGCAATCTCGTGTGATTGTCTATGGCTTTAAGGATTTGGTGGATGGGAGCATTCCAACACTCTCGTTTAGGAGTGTTCCATTCTCTTGGCATTTGTATTCAGTAGTATATAATTGTCCGTTCAAAAAATAATCAATCTGACACAATTTAGGTCCAGTCATAACATTACCAGCAATAAAAAGAATAAAAATTTCCATTATTTTTTCTTACCACCGTTTTTTGCTTTTTTGGCAGTTGCATTACCTTGATTCTGCTTAGGTTTTTTGGCAGAATTATTGCTACCTTTATTTTTTGACTTGGACATTATTCTGTGGAACAGATAATGTATTATTTATCTGTGGGTATCTTACTACTATGTCAGAACATATTTTTGAGTATGGGGATTCGTAATGAAATGTAACACCAGACTTGATTGCTTCCCCACACTTCAGCAATCTAACTAATTCAAAATCCAATCTTGCTTTATCTGTCTCTGCTTGTTGTCTCTTGATTTCTGTCCTTGCCCTTTCTTTACACAGTTCAGTTAATCCACCATCTAATGGGAAGTTAAATCCCATGCTGATTCCAGCATTGCCAGTGTGAGTTTGATATGCTCCTGGATCTTTACTTCCATTCATATTTCCTAATATGAATGGAGATAAACTCATTGTCGGACCCTGACAACTAACCCCTCCTCCGTAGGTATTAACTGCGTATGGACCTTGGAGGACTTGGACAGCTTGGTTAGTAACGTTACCTGTAGCAGAAGCACTGGGACCAGCAATATTAGTATTGCTAGGAGCAGATTGAGAATATGCCGTGCCACTAAAAATAACTCCTATTGAGTAAAGACAGATACTGAGTTTGTGGTAGATTGTTGTTCTGTTGTTCTGTCTATCCATGTTTCCTTTGCTACTCCAGGTCCGAGATAAGTTTCGCTGAACTGGAAGGGAGCACCTTGGGTTTGGATAGTATAATTTGCTCCTTGATGGGGAGTGCCAGGAATATTAATATTAGTTCCAGTCACAGTGTATGATGTGCCAGTTGTATATTCAACTTGACGTATAGATTCTACAATCCTTGTAGTTGTTTCTGTTGTTGCATTGATAGTACCCCTAGTAAAATTGGGGACTACTGCTTCCGCTAGGGCAGATTGAGAAAACCCTAGCAAGAGCAAACTTGATAGGAGATATCTCATTTGAACACACTCAGTTCAATGCTACGTTGTGCTGTTGCAGTTGTTCCAGCACCACCAGCAGTTACAGTAGGAATACTAGTAGGTGATAATGTTCCTGCAAGAGTACCTTTGTCTCCTGCTAACTGAGTAACACTATCCCCATAAAGATTGGGAGAAGCAATAACTCCACCACTGACCGACTGAGTGGTGACTGGTGTATCAGCAGCATTGAAACTTTCTGAGAAAGTAAATGCTTGACCTGCTGTATTGATATCATAAGTTCCAGCACCACCTACACCACCAAATGAACTTGATTGAATATTTGTTCCTGAAGCAGAATATGATGCACCAATTCTTGTTGATTGTACCGCAGCACCCTGGACACCAAGTTGAACAGAATCAGTAATTCTTGATGTAATTTCAGCAGCATTTACAGGAGTAACAAAGAATAACGAAAAGGCTAATAGAAGTCTTCTCATTTTTCTGAAAATAGATTTGTAATTATTTAGCAAAGGGTGGTATAATAAATATTCTTACAGATAATATTGGTAGATTATAAGTGGAACTTAGAAAACCATCGGACTTTTTTGGTAAAAAATCGGAGGAAAGCAACCTTCCAGTTGTGGAGTCTGATATCTCTTTGCATGAAGAATTAAATAAGGTAGAGATTTTATCTGATCAAATTAATCAGTTACAACAGGAACTTACTCAAAAAGTTGTTAAAACTGATTTGGAGAATTTAGTAATCTCTCAAATCAATACTATGCAGGAGAACTTTGATCACCTGCAAAATGATTTTAAAAAGTCAAATAAAAAAGATATTAGTGAGTTTAAAGAAAGGGCATTAAAACTAACTGAACTTGTTGAAAATCTTGTAGAGTATGAAATTCCAAAATATAAAAAGCAAGTTACAAAAAATGAAATTTATGTTAGTGAAGAAGTAAATAATGTCAAAGAAATTGTAGAACAAAATATCAATAATATTCGAGATGAAATTGATAGTAAATTCGACAATATTGTTGATGCACTTGATAACAATATAGAATATTTTAATGAAAAACTTAATGAGACTTCGACTCAAGTTAAGGAAACTAAAAAAGTTTATACGAATATTTCTAAAACATTAGAAACTAGAGTATCTCAAGAAAATGAACAATTTGAAGAATACTCTAAAATTATTGAAAATCTTTACAAACAATTTAATGAACTTTCTTCTTTTCTTAGGGGGGAAGTATCTACAAATGAACGACATTTATTAAATGTAGATAAGTATCTTAAAGAGCATTATCAGGAATTACTTGATCTAAAGGTAGAAGTTTTTGATGAAATTAAAAAACTTCCTGTAGGAAATATTCAAGAAAATATTAAAAGACTTGAAAATAAGATTGATTATATTAAAGAGACTTATTCTAAAATTGAACCAGAAGTCATTGTAAAAGAAGTCATCAAGGAAGGAATTCTCAATGAACCACCAGATACAAAGAATACTGATCCATTAACTCCACTCAATCAAAACTTTGTTACTTTAGATCAACTTCAACAACATTATAAATTATTCATTAATCGTATTCAACAACAACTCTCCACATTAGGTGGTGGTGGGGAAACTAAACTAAAGTATCTTGATGATATTGTTGGTATTGCTACTAATGCTAGTGCTTATGACAATAAGTTTTTGAAGTATAATCATAGTATTGGTAAGTTTGAGTTTGTTACTGTTTCTGGTGGAGGAGGTGGGGAAGGTACTCAAGGTACTCAAGGTACTCAAGGTACTCAAGGTACTCAAGGTACTCAAGGTACTCAAGGTACTCAAGGTACTCAAGGTACTCAAGGTACTCAAGGTACTCAAGGTATTCAAGGTATTCAAGGTATTCAAGGTACTCAAGGAACTACAGGTTCTGGTACTCAAGGTATTCAAGGTATTCAAGGTCTTCAAGGTATTCAGGGTACTCAAGGATTGCAGGGTGTTCAAGGTATTCAAGGAACTACAGGTACTCAAGGAACTATAGGTTCTGGTATTCAAGGTATTCAAGGAATATCAGGATCTGCAGGTTCTTCTATATTAGGAATTGCAACAGCAGGGGGAATAGTTGGAACTGGTGTAACTTTATTAGATTTTAGAGGTTCTGGAATATCTACAATTACAGTTTCTTCTGGAATAGGTACTATAAATATAGGAGGTGGAGGTGGTAGTTCCACTCCAGATATAAGTTCAGTAATGATGGGAATGATATTCTAAAATGGCAGCACCTAATCTCAAGAATCCAACTACAATTACAGGAAAAACTGTAAGAGTTGGTGTCACAACTTCTATCGTTGGTATTTTAACAAACTCTCCTGATAGTAATAAGGTATTAAAGATCAACAGCATCTTCTGCGCCAATGTGGACGGGGTGAACGCGGCTGACATCAGCGTGTCGATCTACGACGGCACGACAGATCGCTACATCGCCAAGACCATCACGGTGCCTGCCGATGCCACGCAAGTGCTCAGCACCAAAGAGACGTATTTCTATCTAGAGGAAGGCGACAGCATCCGCGCCTTGGCTAGTGCTGCCAGTGACCTAGATCTGGTGATTGGCTACGAGGAGATCTCCTGATGAGACTCGGACTAATTGGCGGCACGGATAGCAAGCGCACCAGCGGGATGTATCAGCCCGAGGACGTGGTGTCGCTGCAAGATGCCAAGAAATACTTGACACGCTTTGGCTACGACGGGGTGTTTAACGCCCTGAGCAGCTCTGGTATCGAAGAGGGCTTTGATGTCAGCCGTGACGGGCGTTATGTCTACGTTGCTCAACGTGGTGGCACTAGGATAACCGGCGTTATATTTCAATACACATGTTCAACGCCTTGGGATCTTTCGACGATTACCTTCTCCGGCAAGAGCTTAACTGTTGGTGACTATGAAATCAACTGCAACGGCATCGCTATCAGCGATGACGGCACCCATCTATTTTTCACTGGATACGGCGGCGACACCGTATGGTCCTGCACCCTGTCTACGCCTTACGATCTTGCTACTGCCACAGTTGATGTAAAGAAGTTCTACGTTGGCGGGCAAGACGCAGCGCCCAGCACGCCGTTCTTTGGCGACAGCGGCACCAAGATGTATGTCATGGGTAGTATCAATGACAGAGTGTATCAGTACAACTTGACAACAGCATGGGATGTTAGCACTGCAAGCTACTCCAACAACAGTCTTCTCGTTACATCGCAAGACGCAACCCCCACGGGCTTGTTCTTCGGTGACAGCGGCACAAAGTTGTATGTCGTTGGTCTAACTAATGATACTGTTTACCAGTACACTCTGACCACTGCGTGGGACATCAGCACTGCGAGTTACGCCAGTCTTAGCTTCTCTGTCGCCACGCAGGAACTGACGCCTCGCGCTTTGTTTTTTAAGCCTGATGGAACCAAGATGTTTGTCATCGGTCAAGCTGGCGACGACGTTAATGAGTACGACCTAGGTACCGCCTGGAATGTAAGCACCGCAAGTTTTGTTCGCGCCTCTGCTGCTGTCGGTGAAACAAATCCAACGGGCCTGTGGTTCAAAGATGATGGCACAAAAATGTACGTTACGGGCAACACGAATGACACCGTTAGAGAGTTTTCGTTGTCTACTGCATGGAACGTCTCCACGATTTCTTTTGTGCAATCACTGTCTATTGGATTTGAAATCGCACCTACAGGCGTAACCTTTAAGGATGACGGTACTGAGTTATACGTTTTAGGCAGCACAAACGATAGTGTTTACGAAATCCAACTCGGCACCGCCTGGGACATCAGCACTGCCAAGGGATACCTCTACGTAGGCGGCACTGAGATCACTCCTCGTGGTATTCACATCAACAGCGATGGAACCTTGCTATTTCTTGCCGGCAGTGGCTCTGGCAACATTCGTAAATACACACTTTCTACTGCCTACGCGGTGGAAACTGCCGCATTGTCCCAGAGCTTTGCATTGACGACAGTTTATGGAGTTCACGTTACTGCGGACGGTCGAACCATTTATGCAACCACAGGCAACTCGTCTCCAAGCCCAGCAGGAGGCAGACAAGTGCGACAAATCACCCTGACTTCTCCGAATAATCTATCAACTGCCAGCACTAGCTCTGTTGAAGTTATACCCCTGTACGGATTAACCGGCGTGACTGACGCTTGTTGGGGCGTCCGCGTATCTCCTGACGGCACCCGCATGTTTGTGCTTTCTGAGGAGGTACAAGGTTTATACCAATTCTCTCTGAGGTTTGCGTGATGCTGTACTCCCTCCACGGTGCTCGCCCCGCCCCGCTGCCCTTCCGCATCACCTTGCCCAACGGATTCACCCGCACCGATCCCAGCAGCTTCACTGAAGACGAAATTTCTGCTGCTGGTTTCACGGGTCCTTATGAATATCCAATATATGATCCAAAAGTAGAAACTGTTGATTGGACTGGAACAGAATTTATCGTAAGACCTTATAATACTCAAGAACTTGAAGATCAATGGAATAAGATAAGAGAACAAAGAAATCAATTACTTAAAGATAGTGATTGGACTCAAATCAGTGATTATGATTTAGGACTTGAAAATAAAGAACAATGGGCATTGTATCGTCAGGAACTTAGAGATTTGCCAGAGGTTCAATCCAATCCTTTTGATATTCAGTGGTCAGTAATTTCCACTAAATAAGTAACTTTATAAATACTTAAAGAAAAATATATTAAGAAAATGTCGGAACTTAGGGTAGATAAAATTGTAAGTTCTTCCGGTGTTGAGGCTGTAGAATTTACAAATGGCATTATTTGAGTCCTGATGGTACAAGTGTTTATGTGGTTGGGTCTAGTTCTGATAGAGTTTTTTCTTATGACTTAGATCTTCCTTGGGAAGTGGCATCTTATAATAAATCTTTGAATGTCGTTGGGCAAGAAACATCACCTCAAGGAGTTCAGTTAAATGATGATCTATCAAAATTATATATTATTGGAAATACAAGATTAAATTCTTATCATTTTGTACCATAAGACACCACCAACCCCTTGACAGGGATTCTTATGAGTGCTATGATAAATAAGTCAGGAAACAAAGACAAATGTTAATGTTTCTTACCACTTCTCAAACCGAGATCACGAGAAGTAAAGCATCTCTCATATCCACGATGGAGGGTGTCGTGGAGTATAATGTAACCATTCAGTTCCCCCTGAATCATATTTACCCTTTTAAAAACAAATGACTGCTACAATTGCTCAACAACGTTCCACAAATACCTGGAACCAATTCTGCGAGTGGGTTACTTCCACTAACAACCGTCTGTATGTTGGTTGGTTTGGAGTCCTTATGATTCCTTGCCTACTTGCTGCTACGACTTGCTTCATTATCGCATTCGTCGGTGCTCCCCCTGTGGACATTGATGGCATTCGTGAACCCGTTGCTGGTTCACTCCTCTACGGAAACAACATCATCTCTGGTGCTGTAATTCCTTCGTCCAATGCAATCGGACTTCACTTCTATCCTATCTGGGAAGCTGCTTCCCTAGATGAGTGGCTATATAATGGTGGACCATTCCAACTGGTTGTCTTCCACTTTCTGATTGGTATCTATGCCTACATGGGTCGTGAATGGGAACTTTCTTACCGACTGGGTATGCGTCCTTGGATTTGTGTTGCCTACTCTGCACCCGTTGCTGCTGCTTCTGCAGTGTTCCTGGTCTATCCCTTTGGTCAAGGATCCTTCTCTGACGCAATGCCTCTTGGGATTTCGGGAACTTTCAACTACATGCTTGTTTTCCAGGCAGAACACAACATTCTCATGCATCCTTTCCACATGCTGGGAGTTGCTGGGGTCTTCGGTGGTTCTCTTTTCTCTGCTATGCACGGATCTCTTGTCACCTCTAGTCTTGTACGTGAGACGACAGAATCTGAATCACAAAACTACGGTTACAAGTTCGGACAAGAAGAAGAAACATACAACATCGTAGCTGCTCACGGTTACTTCGGTCGTCTGATCTTCCAGTACGCATCGTTCAATAACTCACGTTCGCTGCACTTCTTCCTTGCTGCTTGGCCTGTAGTTGGCATCTGGTTCACTGCTCTTGGTGTTTCTACGATGGCATTCAATTTGAATGGCTTCAACTTTAATCAAAGTATCGTTGATAGTCAGAACCGTGTAGTTAACACTTGGGCTGATGTTCTGAACCGTGCTGGACTTGGCCTTGAGGTAATGCACGAAAGAAATGCTCATAATTTCCCTCTGGACCTCGCTGCTGCTGAGAGCACTCCTGTTGCTCTTACCGCTCCTGCGATTGGTTGATATAAAAACTTCATAAGTTTTTGAGAGACCCGAAAGGGTCTCTTTTTTATGCCCACTTGACTAAATAGTTAAACTTATGGTATAATAAGTTTAATGTTAAACAAACAAACTATGAAAACCTGTAATGTGTGCGGTGAAACTAAACCGATTTCAGAATACTATCCAACTCAATTCAAAAGTAAAGAATTTCCTGATAAAGTGTATTATCACGGCAAATGTAAGTCTTGTTTCATCAAGGCAAAACAAAAAGATTATACCCCAGAAAAAGGTAGAGATAAAAATCTACGATACAATTATGGAATTACTCTTGGAGAATACAATGCTCTTTTAAGTAATCAGGATGGTAAGTGTGCTACCTGCGGAACTACCGAACCGGGAGGTAGAAAATCTGGAAGGGGTGGTGGAACTAATGTGTTTGTTGTAGACCACTGCCACGATACGGGTAAAGTTAGAGGTCTTCTCTGCCATAGTTGCAATCGTGCTATGGGACTACTGGGTGATAATGTCAGTGTTATTGAAAGTATGATTAAATATCTTGAAGAGTGTGAAACCAATGTCTCATAATACTCAAAACGAACCTATGCCTAACTGGATAATCTGGGCAGGCATAGGACTTATGATATTCACAATACTTTGCTTTGTCTTACTGACTGTTGGGATGATTTATGAATGAGTACAATCACTCATTGACCCCTTTGTTAACTTATGTTAAGATAAATATGAGAAATACATAGGAGGTTATGACTTCTTCAACACTTTCACGACCAATTTCACAACGGGGATGGTTTGATGTACTCGACGACTGGATTAAGAGAGATCGTTTCGTTTTTGTTGGCTGGTCTGGACTTCTTCTTTTTCCCACTGCTTACCTTGCTCTTGGTGGTTGGCTTACTGGGACAACTTTCGTTACGAGTTGGTATACTCACGGGTTGGCAAGTTCCTATCTTGAGGGTGCAAACTTTCTTACTGC